TCGTGGCAGGCAGTGCGCGAGGACGACAACGGCCTATACGTCAAGGGCTCCCTAATCATGGAGACCGAGAAGGGCCGGGAAGCTTATGCACTGATGAAGGCGGGTGAGCTTGACGCCATGAGCGTTGGATTCAACATTGATGAGGCGACTGGCGACCGTGGCCTAGTGATTGAACGCGCCGATCTTTGGGAGATTAGCTTAGTTACCTGGGGTGCAAACCCTGATGCTCTGATTGCTAATGTCAAAGGCATTCAGACTGAACGCGAATTTGAGAGTTTCCTGCGGGACGCTGGTTTCTCACGAAAGGAGGCCACCCGCATATCGGGAAATGGCTTCCGGCAAGCATCTGACCAGCGGGACGCTGACCAGGAAAAACGTCTTGCAATGATAGAAACACTGAAAAAACTTTCATTTAATCAAGGGGTTATCACATGAGTGATGAATTCGATACAGTAGTCGAGGGTATTCAAAAGACCTTCAATGACTTCAAAGAAAAGAACGACCAGCGACTCGAGCAGATTGAAAAGAATGGCAAAGCCGATCCGTTGCTTGAAGAACAAATCACTAAAATGTCAACTCGAATTGATGAGCTTGATGTTGCAAAGTTCGAGCTTGAGAAAGCCCAGACAGCATTGGCTCGAAAGTCCACCCATGCCGACACTGGTGAAGGTTCTAAGCTTGAACAGAAGGCTTCTGAATTTGCCCATCTAGTAGCAAAGCAACGTGGCATCCAGGTTGATGACAAGTTCGGCGCTAATGAACTGGCAGCATACCGGAAGCACTTCTTCGGCATGTTGCGTAAAGGCGATTCGTATGCCAATCAACCTGAGTCAATGAAGGCTCTGTCTGTCGGCTCTGATCCCGACGGCGGCTACACTGTTGACCCGGATACCAACGGACGGATCATTGAAAAAATCTTTGAAAGCTCGCCCATGCGTTCTGTTGCCTCTGTCCAGACGATCGGCACTGACGCACTGGAAGGCTTGTATGACCTGAATGAGGCAAGTGCTGGCTGGGTTAACGAGACTGGTTCTCGCCCTAGTACGAACACCCCTCAGCTTGGCCAATGGCGCATCCCAGTCCATGAGCTGTATGCAGACGCTCCTGCGACTCAGAAGATCCTTGATGACTCGATGGTCAACCTTGAGCAGTGGCTGTCCATGAAAGTCGCTGACAGTTTCACCCGGGTTGAGAATGCGGCATTCGTCAACGGCTCAGGCGTCGGCCAGCCACGCGGCTTCCTGACATACCCTGATGGAACTACTCTGCCCGGCACGATTGAGCAGAAGGATTCCGGGGTCAATGGCGGCTTTGCTACTGACGGCACCGGCGGTGATGTGTTGCTGGATGTTATCTACGCAATGAAGCAGAGCTACCGCTCTGGCGCACGATGGGTTATGCCACGAGGCGTGACTGCTGAAGTCCGTAAGATCAAGGACGGCCAAGGCAATTACATCTGGGCACCCGGCATCGCTGCTGGTCAACCCGCTAGTCTGCTGGGCTATAATGTGGTTGAGTTTGAGGACATGCCCGACCTGGCCACTGGCTCACTGTCCATGGCGTTTGCCAACTTCGGTGAGGGCTATCAGATCGTTGATCGCCAGGGTATCCGAGTGCTGCGTGATCCGTACACCAACAAGCCTTACGTTCATTTCTACACTGTTAAACGTACCGGCGGCGATGTGCTGAACTTTGAAGCCATTAAAATCGTCAACTTTTCAGCATAAAGGGGCACTGATATGAATCGTGATAATTTACACAGCTCCCAGTCAGTATTGGCCGGTACTATGACATTGTCTGGTACTACTGCGAATTCATCTGATTGGGTAGATACCCGAGGCTTTGACGCTGCACGCTTGGCCGTCATTACCGGCTCTGTAACTAATGCAGGCGCAGCCGCTGGATTCTCTTTTGCCATGCAAGAGAGTGACACCACTGCCGATGCTGACGCGACTACCGTTGCCGCGGATGACATCCTTGGGTCACTTGCTGACCTGACTGTCACTGCTGATGGCGACGACAACAAGCTGATCGGTGCCGTGGGTTATGTCGGCGGCAGCCGTTATGTTCGACTGACTGCGACCGGAACAACCGGAACCGATGCAGTTGTTAATGTATTGGGCACGCTTGATTATCCGTCCCGCGCAGCCACTACATTTGTCGGCACTGGCGTCGCAGCTACATAAACCAATAGGGCCAAGGACGGCCTTAACCGGAGCCTGACATGAAAGCCGAAATCACCAAAGATGTATACCGTTGTGCACCGGAAGGCCACACGACTCTGACGTTTTCCAAAGGCGACACAGTAGATGGCCGGGCTGCTGAAATGGCAATCAGTGATAAAGCGGCGCGCCGTATTGATGGCCAGCATCCAAAGAAAAACCCGAATCCAAAAAAGAGATCCACACCAACCCCGAATTATACAAAGCCGTTTAATGGTCCATACAACGAGGGCTGATTTATGGCACTGCGTAACACTGTTAACTACAACCAATACAGAGGTAACCGGCTAGTGACCGCGCCTGCGGTTGAGCCTATTACTGTAGCTGAGGTTAAATCACAGCTACGCATCACCGGCACTGATGATGACGCTCAGATTGATTTGTACATCCAAGCCGCCCGTGAGCAATGCGAGACCTATACCGGGCTTGCTCTGATTACCCAAGTGTGGAAGCTCACCCTTGATCATTGGCCGACTGCTCGGGAACCCTGGTGGGATGGTGTACGCCAAGGCTCAATTGGTGACCTCAGTTCAAGCAGTCGGGCAAGCGACATCATGCTACCCCGCTATCCCCTTCAGTCAGTCGATGCTATTAACGCTGACGGAGAATCTGTTGTCGTTGCTACAACATTTATCACTGACACACAGCAGATGCCAGGCAGGCTTGTGTTGAAGTTTGGGCAGATATTCCCTGACATAATCGACCGGGCCAATGCAATTGACATTCAATACACGGCTGGCTATGGAGCCGCATCAACAGACGTACCCGCACCGCTACGGCTGGCCCTGATACAGATGGCTTCTCACCTGTACGAACACAGGGGAGATGGCTGCAGCACTGTTGATGCCATGGAAAAGTCTGGTGCCAAGAATATGTTTGATAGCTATATAGTTGCAAGGCTTTGACAAATTCATGGAGCGTATAACTTGAAATGCTGTGATCTGACCTCTGGCATGATGCGAACCCCTGTCACATTCCAGCGAGAGACTGAAACGTCAGACGGCGCAGGCGGTGTCACAAAGGTATGGTCAACTCTACTGAGCACCCGCGCATACGTTAAGCCGGTGAGTGGTGCAGAGCGGTACAGGGCCGGGCGTTTAGAAGCTACAACTCAAGTTAGAATATGGATCAGGTACACCTCTGATCTGACTACCAGCGACCGAGTGATGTTAAACGGTGAGGCATTGCAGATCAGGGCGCTGATTAACACAGAGCAGCGTAATCGGTATTATGAAATTTTCGCTGAAAGTGGGGTTGTTACCTAATGGCCCGCGTTGATATTGATGGCGCTGAAGATGTCGCCCGCAACCTGAGAAAGATGGCCGACAGGTATGGTAAAGCCGTGGCCGATGCAATTTATGAATCAGGTCAGATGGTCAGAACCTCGGCAATCAAATCAATACAGACAACCAGCCCTGGCCAGATCGTGACGAGAACCCGAGAAGGTGGAGGGACGTACCAGCACACAGCATCAGTGCCTGGTGACGCGCCCAACACAGATACAGGCCGCCTTGTTGATACCATCCAGGTTGAGGTAGAGCGCGGCGCAGTGTTTGTCGGCAGCACATTAAAGTACGCAGGTTACCTCGAACTAGGTACACGCGGGATGGCGGCAAGACCCTGGCTGACCCCGGCGCTGGAAGGTAACCGGAGAAAGATCATTCAGCGGATAACAGATGCAACTAACAGAACAAGCAGACGGCATGGTGAGGTATGAGCTGGGAATGGGAATTACAGGTAGCCATATACACTAAACTGACGGCTGACATTACGCCTCTTGTGTATAGCGATGGCGGCGTTCCGGATAATGTTGAGTCGCTTTATGTCGTGATTGGCAATGACACAGCGATTGAATGGGACACAGACGGCAGTACCGGGTTTGAATCAACCGTCACAATTCATACCTGGGACACAGGTTCCAGCGGATCATACAAGCTGTGCAAGGAGTTGATGGGCGATATATACGACAGCTTGCATCGTGCAAGTTTAACTGTTACAGGGTATGATGTTGTTGGTATAGATCAGGAATTAAGCGAATCATTCATAGATGCAGACGGATTGACCCGACACGGTGTTCAACGGTTCCGCATCTTTGCAAGACAGTCCTAACGGAGGGCATGTAAAATGGCAAATGAAATCCTTGGCCGCGATGTGCCAATATCAATAGATGCAACAGTGGTCGGCGTATTTCGTACCAAGTCGATGAACATTAACAACGAACCCATTGACGTTACTGCGGATGGTGATTCAGGCGTTCAGCGTTACCTGGACACGCCCGGGCAGAAATCGGTTGAAATCAGTGGATCAGCCATGTTTGATTCTACTGATGAGACCTTGCTTGATAAAGCGTTCTCGACTGATTTGATCGTTGCTGTAGCGCTTGACTACACGACATTCACAATCGGTGGGGATTTCTTCATGTCATCTTTGAGCCTGTCGCATGAGTACAATACGGCCGTAACTCAAGACGTTACATTCAGTTCATCCGGCGCTATCGCCAAGACTGCGGTTTAATTATGGCGTCTATCTGGCATGACATAGAAATTGATTGGAACGGGGAAACGTACCGCGTCCGGCCAACACTGGATCTGATTAACCATCTTGAGCGCAAGCCTGGTCGGTCGATCAGTCAAATGATGATGAGGTTGCAGGCTAACGACCTGCCATCTGGCGCTGCCTGTGAGCTGATCGCAGACGTTATCAGGCGTGCCGGTGGTGACGTTACACCGGACCAGGTGTACGAACAGACGGCAGGCATAGGTGTTGAGGTGCTGGGATTGGCTAGCACTGTCCTGGTGGCTCTGTTGCCCGATGTTAAGCAAGGGACCACATCAACGACAGGCGCTAAAAAAAAGGCACCGGCGAAGCGAAGGAAGTCGACTGGCGCGAAATCTACGGAATAGCGGTTAGCGACCTTGGCCTGGCCCCGTCTGAAGTCAGGCAAATGACATTCGGGGAAATCGGTGCTGTGATCTGGGCGCGTCGTCGTGATAGCGAAGAACGTCAAGACGATGATGTTAAAGAAAGCATGTATCGCAAGCTGCAACAGATCAAGGGGCGCACGCTTTGACAATGCAAAATGGTATCCGGGTTCGCATAT